GATGAACAGGTCGTCAAAGCGTTAGATGATTGGTCAGCACGTAGCGAACATAAATATACAGGCACTAACGAAATCATTAAAAAACTTAATTCATTCAATCGTGGTGATACAGGTGGATTAGTCGTTAAATTCGGTACAGTGGTTGATATGGCTAAAACCGGTGGAATGGTGCCCCGTGAAGTTGCGAACGTTGATAAACGATTAAGTGCTGTTGAATTAATGGCTAGTACGTTCGACCCCTCAATGGCTGATGAAGTTGTCACCGTTCGTGATAAGTCGGCGTCTAAGGTGGCTATCGATTTATCATGGAAGATTAAAAACACAATGGAGTCGGTTCTAAACCGTTTTGAACTACCTGACGCATCGGAATTACCCGAAATAACCGTTAATCCTGATGTTGTGGAATGTATTATAACCCGTTCATTTTGGTCTGGCGCTAAGTCAAAACTTTTCGTATTAACCGATCAGAACGTGATTAATATGTATTCAAGTGATGACATGTTCGACCTACTACAAGAACACTTCGGTCGTGTTTGGATTTCTGACGATGTGAGCCTCGCATGTAAAATCATAGATGAGTCTAGGGTATCAGACTTAACATATAAACAATTAACTAAGGAAGTTATAGCAATGGGTAAACAGACGTTGATTTTCCATTTGAAGATGATGAACCAGCGTGAACGGTTAGATGTCCAGGTTGATATGTTTGCGGATAAACCTCGCATGAAATGGTCGCCCGAAAAAGTGACTGCTGTCATGGTGTGGGATAAATTAGTGGTCCCAACAAGCGATCCATGTCCTGAAGTGGTCGCCGATTATAAACAACATTTCCCGATGGTTGGTGACTTGTTAGATCAAATAGTTGCATCACGTTTCGCATCTAACCGTAAGAACTTCTATACATGGTTACAATGTGATAGTGACTGGGGTAAAGGTTTATTCACTGGCGTACTAGCTGAGTTAGGTATATTAACTGAACTATCGGTGAAAGAATGTGAAAAAGCGTTCGACGGTGACCCATTGGCGCGTGACGCTTCAGAGTTCACACGTGCGTTCATCTTACTGTTCGATGAATTTAAAAACGTTAAGTCTGAACTCAAACAACTTGAAGATAAATTACCCATATCACCAAAAAACCAACTGCGACAAACCGTTCAACTGTTCACTAAGTTATTCACTAGTGCTGACAGTGTTGAGTCATTAGCGGGGGATAATGGAGTCGAAGACCAATTCGCTAACCGATTCAGCTACGCTAAAGGTACGGGGTCAATTAAAAAGCGTGAATTGTTCAACAGTATCGGTCGAAGTGTTTACGCCAGACATTTAAAAAACTGGTTAGGTAAGGAAATAAACCGACGCGTTTGTGAATATATTGAACTGGGTAAAAACGGGGCAACTTCAAAAGCTGATGATTTCGGTGATGACTTCCATGAACGTAATGGAATTGATCAACAGTTTGATAGATTGAGTAAGTCAGTGCCTCGAATCGCTGAGAACTTCAAAAAATGGTGCATCACTAATCACGCTGGCGGGTTCGATCCTCAATGTATCAAAGGTGACGACGGTGATGGTGTGTATTATCTCAAGTCAAGCGGTAAATTATTTGGTGATTGGGCGGCTGAAACATTAAGCCGTTCAGAACTTCCGACAGTTTCTAAAAATAAATCAAAAATATTAGAAGCATTATGCGTCGACGGGGTAGGTACTAAACCACACCGAATCAACGGTGGTGTTGTAAGGTCTATTAAATTTAAATTAAACAATGAGGTTAACTAATTATGAAAGCGCTCTACGGAGCGTTTTTTTTAGTTGACTTGTAACCCTGTAACCGGTAACATTGTGATTCACACATTAAATGAACGAGGGTTAAAAAATATGGAAAGTTATCAGATTGAACTACTAGGTGAATTGATCAACTCACTTGACGAAGTTGAGCGTGGATTTTTAAACATTATTATAAATTCTAAAGAAGACATTAACGTTAACACAGATTTGAAGGTGTTATCTGAACAGTTCGTGAAATGGGCGATAGCTAATAAATGGGTGACCGACGGTTATATAACTAAACCTAATCACACACTGGCAATTTGGATGCACAGTTTGAACGCTTCTGAAAAGTTAATAGTACATAGGAATAAAAAGGTTATCGTTAAATTATGTAGCGTGGACGGTTCAGGTGTTAAGTCGTACAGATTCAACGGATCAGTTCATAAAGCTCTGCGATTAGAATTGTAGCGCTGTAGCTCTACACGAAGAAATAATGAAGCGCTCTACGGAGCGTTTTTTTTCGTCTACTCAAATTGAGGGTCCACCGTTGGTGTAAGTTGTAGCTGTAGCGCTCTACGATCTGTAGCTGTAGCGCTCTAGCCGTAGCTGTAGAGCGCTAGGTGTAACATTGTAACAGGGCGTAACAGTCATGTAACAATTAAATTGTTACGCCCGAAACCCAGTAACCGTGGGGGCTGTAGGCGAGTTGATAGAGGTGTAACAGTCTTTTTCTATATTAGAGTAAGTAAAAAATTAAATACTAGTAATACCCTATATATATTATATGTACCCCCTATATAGTAAAAAGACTGTTACACCTACGTCAAAATGGCTGTAACCCCCGTGGGAGTAAGGCTAGAGGCGTAACAATTGGATTGTTACGCTACTGTTACGTTTACTTCAAAATGGCTACAGCACCCGTGGTTACTGGGTTTCGACTGTTACAGTCGAATTGTTACACACAAAATCAATGACTTACGAGTTTTATGCTAAGTCAGTGCTAAGTCATGCTAAGTCAAATGCCAAATCATGCTAAGTCATGCTACAATGGTCGTACAGATAATTTCTCTACAGGGCTACAGCGATGAACAAAGAACAGCGAACAGTATTTACAAATCTTCCCCAGCTACAGCAATCTGTAGCGCTAGCGAAAATGGGTGATCCGTTGATGACCGATTACGATGCGTACGTAGAAGCGAAGGGCGGTGAAGAAAACGTACAGAACAGACCAGCGGCTGAAGCGACAATCAGTAGAATGATGAGCTCCCCGAACCTCAAATGGTTGATCGATAGCTTCAAGACCGAAACGGATAATGACCGCATCAACGAAAAAATCATTACCCGCGAACAGATGGTCGTCGATCTATCAATCATCGCTACAGCTACAATTTTCGATATCTGCGAATTGCTCCACGCTGACGAAGAAATGATGAACGTAGATTCCGGGGAAATGTTCACGGGCGTCGAATCGTTCAGCGTTAAAAAGATAAGTGACATTAAACCCGAACACCACAAATTGATCCGCGAAATAAAAATGGGGAAGTACGGCCTAGAAGTTAAATTAATCGACCCTATGCAAGCGCGTAAAATGCTTGTGGAAATTCAAGGCATGAATGCACCGATTAAAACTGAAACGCTCATGAACGCGCAGGTGAATGTCAGCGATGAAGAATTAGCGGATAAATTACGCTTACTCGGTATCGGTCGAAATCATAATCAGCTGGGGGATAAGTCCAATGGCTAGCAATGCGGAAATTCTTCAAGCGTTCAAACAGCAAGCGATAGAACGCGCTCAGAAAACGTTAATGGATTTCACGCTCTACACGAAGGGTGATTATGAAACGGGTTGGTTCAACGAATTGTTGTGCGCGGAGCTTGACCAGTTTTTGTTGGATGTAGAAGCGGGTAAATCTCCACGGTTGGCAATATTCGCTCCACCACGTTCAGGTAAATCAGAACTGGCTAGCCGACGACTCCCTGCGTTCGCTATGGGTAAATATCCTAAGTGGAATGTTATTGCTACGTCGTACGCTTCACCACTGGCCGATAAAATGTCACGCGATACGCAACGCATCATCGATGATGAACTGTATACCGATATTTTCCCTAATACTAAACTCCCTCAAAAACGGGGCGACGCTCAACGAACAGCCGAACATTGGGAAACTATCGACGCCGATGGAAAATTGACGGGCGCTTCATATCGTGCGGCAGGTGTAGGCGGTGGTATTACCGGGCAAGGTATGAACATCGGTATTATTGATGATCCCGCGAAAGATTATAAACAGGCGTCATCCCCTGCGTACCAGGAAACAGTAATCGATTGGTACGATACAACATTTTACACACGACGTGACCCAAAAATTAACGGCGTTATCATGATCTTAACGCGTTGGCATAAGAAAGATTTAGCCGGGCAACTACTCGAACGAATGGCCGATGGTGGCGAACAATGGCGTGTTGTATCATTCCCTATGGAATGGGACGATGATGAGCCAGAGATACACACATTAAATGGTACCACTTATACATTGCGCCAAAAATACGATGTGTTATTCCCTGAACGTATGCCCCGACCATTTGTTGATGCGTGTAAAGCGAGTGGATCATTAACCTGGAACGCACTTTACCAACAGCGTCCAACATCGAAGGGTGGTTCATTAATCAAATCGGAATGGTTCGGTGAGTACACAGTTTTACCCAAAATGAAATACACGATGGTTATCGCCGATACTGCTCAGAAAATTAAAGAGCGTAACGACTTCAGCGTGTTTCAACATTGGGGCCTAGGTGAAGACGGTTATCTATATTTGATTGATATGATTCGCGGTAAATGGGAATCGGACGAACTGAAGCGACGTGCCCGATTATTTTGGTTAAAATGTAAAGCGCTCGGTAACGGTAAATGTCGAAAAATGATGATAGAAGATAAGGCCAGCGGAACAGGATTGATACAACAGTTGAAGAAATCCGTCACACCGTTAATTCCTATCGTGGCCATTCAGCGTAACACGGATAAATTAACACGCTTCATGGATGTACAAGGTTTCATCGAATCAGGCTATTTAAAGATTCCGACCGATGCGCCCTGGTTAAATGATTTCTTAACAGAATGTGAAGGAGTGACGTCAGACTTCAAAACACACGATGACCAAATCGACCCGATGATAGACGCAATTGACCAAATGTTAGACAAGAAAAAACCAAACATAGCCGATTGGCTGTAAATAAGGTAATATTAAACCATGGTACCAAAATTCATAACGATACATTGTAGCGCGACCCGACCTTCATGGTCGGATTGTGACGTTGAAGATTTGCGCCACATGCACACGTCGAAAGGTTGGTCCGACATAGGCTATCATTGGGTAATTACCCGTGATGGTATTATGCAAGTCGGCCGACCGATGACGCGTAACGGTGCAGGGGTTAAAGGTCATAACGCTAACAATATACATATATGCTTAATCGGTGGCGTAGATGAAGATAATAAACCGGTTAATAATTTTACGGGTAATCAATTCGACACGCTTCGACATGCGATAACAGGTTTCGCCGGTCGTCACGGTATTCGTGAAGAGAACATCAAAGGTCATCGTGATTGGCCTAATGTTGCTAAAGAATGTCCGTGTTTTGATGTACAAGATAAATTACAGGAGTGGAAAATATGAGCTGGGTTGGTAATCTATTCGGAACTGCTAGCGCGGTTGATAACATTGTTGATAAAGACAAAGGTCTATTAGTACGCGCTGGAACTGCGATCGGTAACATGCACTACAGCGACCAGGAAAAAGCACTCGCTAGTCAAGCCGTTAAAAATTGGGGTATTGAATTTCTCGGTGCATTACATCCGTTCAAAATTGTCCAACGTGTATTAGCTTTCTCGGCTATGTTCGTGTTCATTTTCATGGTGATCAACTTGACAGTAGCGATATGGATACGCTCGGTATTTCCTGAGATTGACGCTGTAACGCCATTTTTAGAATTAGCGTTCAGTGATTTCATCTTCTACCCTATAACGTCCATATTCATTTTATACACGGGCGGTGGTACTATTAACACTTTAAGAGGCGGTAAATAATTATGGTTGGTGAAATTAAAATCAATTGCACTTTCAAATGGAACAAATACGGTAAACCCGTCGCGTTAATAGCGGTGTTATTACATTTACCAATACCCGCTTGGTGCTCAACACTTACGGTTAACGGGGTTAAATTATGAGTGAACACACAGAAACACGTCGCAGTTCGGACGGGCTTGTCAATGTTGCCAGCGGTTTAGGCACTAACAAGTCGAAGCGCTCTAGCAATCAATTTGTATTCGACATGTTGAACGATTGGGGATCACTCGATGCAGCATATCAATCCAACTGGATAGCGCGCACAATCGTCGATACACCAGCGGCCGACATGACGCGTGAATGGCGTCGAATAAAATGTGAAGGTGCTGAAGATATTGAAGCGCTAGAGAAAGAATTATGCCTACAGCAAGATGTCGAAGAAGCTATCGCATGGTCAAGATTGTACGGTGGTTCGGGTATATTAATGCTAACCGGGCAGGACTTATCGAAACCGTTAAACCTGAACAAGATTAAAAAAGGCGACTTAGAACGCTTTTTAGTGTTCGACCGTTGGGACCTTGTACCGCAAACACTTCAAACATGGAACGTTCTTGCGCGTAACTATCTATCGCCAGAATTCTACACGATTCGCGGTGGTGCTCAAACTATCCATTGGTCACACATTGCCCGATTCAACGGTGAACGATTACCGCGTAGATGGATGCAACAGACTCAAG